AGGTCATCGCCTCCAGCTCCTCGCGCCGCAGGTGCTCGCGCTCGGGCTTGTACAGGTCGCGCTGGAAGCGCGCGACCAGATCCTCAAGGGCGCTCACGCGTCCACCTCCCCGAACTCGGGCTTGTTGAGCCCGAGCAAGACCGTGGACCAGCGGTTCTCGCCTTCGGTGCGGTACACCAGCAGGGCCGGATGGGCCCAGTCGATACGCCGCAGGCGCGGCACGATCTCGTCCGGCTCCGCCTTGAGGGCGAAGCCGTCGCACGTGATCCGGTTGCCCTCGTCGGTGTTGGCGTCCTGCTCCCGGGCGTCCGGGAACAGGACGTACTCCGTCTCCGCCATCAGGCCGCGACGACGACGAAGCCGGCGGCGTTGACCATCTGCGCCACGTCGGGCGCCACCCAGAAGGTGCTGGCTCCGCCCCAGGAGATCTTGCCCTTCAGGGCGCCCTGGTTCTGCTCCCGCCAGTTCTTCCAGAAGTCGGCCCCCGGGCCGCTGTTCTTGTCCGTGCGGTACCAGCCGGGCGGGCACTGCTTGGGCTGCGGCTTGTTGCCGCCGCCCTGCTGACCGCCGCCTCCGCCCCACGCGGGAGCGGCCTGCGCCTGCGGCGGGGTCCACTGCTGGGCCTGGGCCGGCGGCCCCTGGTAGCCCGGCGCCTGCGGCGCCGACACGTTGGGCCCGAAGGGCGGCGGCGTTGCCGCCGTCTGCTGCGGGAGGCCGCCCTGGGTGGGCGCCTGCGGCTGCCCCACCACGTCCTGCCATGCGGCCCGCAACTGGCCCGCCAGCGGGCCCATCTCCTTGACGGCCTTCACCAGGCCGTCGGCGCTCTGCGAGCGGATCACGAGCATGCTGCCGTCCGGCAGCTTCGGGGACCACGTGTAGACGTGGTCCGCCAGGGAGTACGGGTACTCCGGGTAGGTCGCGCCCCGGTAGGGGCCCGGTCCGTCCGGCTCGCCGTCGTAGTCCTGCTCCTGCTCGGGCATCACGTCGGTCATGCGGTTCTCCTCATGGTGGATCACTTCGATGAAACGAATCGGGCCCAGCTCCTTGTCCAGGAGCCGGGCCACGCGAATGTCGTGCTCAGTGGGGATGAAGTTCACGCAGCCTCATTGAGCTTCTTGTGCACCAGGCAGAAGCCGCCGCGGCGAACGCCGCAGCAGCACGTGGCCCAGTCGCCGGCCAGCGGCGTGTACGCCGCCGGGTACTGGCGATAGAAGCCGCCCAGAAGGGCCTCCAGCTTGCGTTCGCGCTCGCTGTCAGGGTCGGGACGCACCGCGTCCCACGCGGCCCGCACGTTGGCGTACGCGGGTACCGCAAGCCACTTGCCGGTACCGCCCCGGAAGGTGCCGGCCATGCCCTCGCCGACCGCTCGCGCGGCGGCGGGAGCCCGTGTGCTGAACGGGCCGAAGACGGCCATGGAGGGCTCGTCGCCCTCCTTCCAGGCGTACCTGGCGATGACCGCCAGGCGGTTGCTCTTCGAGCGCAGCTCGTCCAGCGCCAGAATCAGTTCCTCGGCGATCTCGGCGGCGGTCTTGTCCGCGTTCTGCTCGTCCGCGAGGACCGCCGCCAGCGCCTTGATCTCCCGTACCGGCGGCATCAGTCGTCCAGGTAGAAGACGACGACGACGTTGCCCAGCAGACCGATCACCATCCAGAGCCAGCCCCAGTCGCCGGCCCATGAGGCCAGGAAGTCGCTCACCGCTCGTCCTCCCGCTCGATCTCGCCGTGGTTGAAGCAGTAGTCCGGGTCCCGCTCGTCATCCGACGGGGCGGGCTCGGGCTCGGTCGTGCGCTGCACGACCCCAAGCAGAAGGCCCCCGCCGAAGGTGACGAGGGCCAGGACCAGGGAGTGCATGTAGCTCATGCGCCGCTCCGGCGGAGCTGCGCGAGGTGCAGCACGCAGAACAGGCCGGCGGCGGCGTTGACGCCGGCCGCGATCAGGGACACGGTGCTCCCGTCCATCACGTCCTGCGTGATGAACAGGCAGTTCGCGCCCAGCAGGGCGATCCATCCCGCCGGAAGGCGGTGCATGGAGAAGAGGAACAGGGCCAGCGCGCACAGCGCGAAGGCGACGATGATCAGGAAGAGAATCACTGGTCCTCGCCTCCGGCCAGCAGGGCCTCGACCACGTCCTGCCTGTAGCGGCGCTGGCCGCCCGGGGTGCGGACGCACGAGAGCTTGCCGCTCTCCGCCCAGCGCCTCACGGTGCTGGGCTGGACGTGGAACGCCCGAGCGACCTCGCTCGGGGTGAGGAGCTTGTCCAGCTCCGGGGTCTCGCTCATGGGTCTCCTTGATCGATGTGGGGACGACGTCAGTCGTCCTCGGACTCCAGGCACGATTCGCAGACGACTTCGCCGTCCAGCCAGCCGATTTCGTCGCCCTCGTAGATGTCGCAGAAGCAGCCGTTGCACTCGCTGTCGTAGCAAGCGGTGAAGGTTCTGGCCATGCAGGTTCCTTGATCAGAAAGGGGGATGTGAGTAGTCCGGGTGGTCCGGGTCGTAACGGGCCGCCAGGGGCCCGTTCTTGGCCGCGCACGATGACGCAACGTCACAAATAAAGCAGTCGTTCTTGGCGATGCCCTCGGCCGGGAACTCCCCGGCCTGGATCTTGTCCCAGGTCTCACCGAAGACCTTGCCGACCGCCTCCGGCGTGAACTCGGCAAGGTCGTACGGGCGACCCAGGGTCGCCTTGCGGGTCAGGAAGGGCACGCCCAGGTCGGTCTTGACGCCGTACTTGACCTCGACCAAGGCGGCGTAGGTGCCGAACTGGTTGCCGTTCTTCGGCGGCCTCTTGCCGCTCTTGAGGTCCACGTCGATGAGCTTGTCGAACACCGGATCGTGGAAGATCCGGTCCACGTAGCCCTTGATCTCCACCGGACAGCCGGGCAGCATGCCCGACACGTCCAGTTCGATGGCCGGCTGGCCATCGGGGGTCGTCCAGATCGTGTACGGGGACCGCTTGCGCCACGCGATGTAGCTGCGCACGAACTCCAGCCCCTGGACTCGCCAGACCTCGATCGGCTCCGAGGCCGATCGGCCCCAGTTCCACTCGTTGGGATCGACCTTGCGGATCTTCTCGATCTGAGCGTCGAAAGCGTGGTTCCAGACCCGGACCAGGTCGAAAGCCCGGAGATCCTCGTGGATCGCCAGGCGATCCCACGCCTCCGTGACCTCGTGGACAGCCGACCCTCCGGCCGACCACAGGGCGGGGCGCCTCGGCGCCGGGGTCCGGTATTTCAGGAACCAGGACTTCGCGCAGCGCTCCAGGGTCTCCCTGGAGCTATGCGACAGGTGCTCAAGCGGCTTCAGCCCCGCGATCGACCTCGCCATCCGTCCTCCCCTTGAACTCCGCGACCGGCACGGTCGTCTGCGTACGGATCTGGACCTGGTCCGCTGGGAACCAGCGGATGACGTGGGCCTTGCGGGCCCCTCGGAACTTCACGCGCGTGTACGCGCCGTCCGCGGTGACGGCCACGACGTGGCCACTGCGGGCCGCTCCGTCGGCCCACACCCACGTGTCGCCCGAGGGCGGCCAGTCCGCCGGCCAGACCGGCGCACTGCGCCGGACTTCCTGGACGGGAGCCTCCGGCTCCACGGGGGCGGCCGTGGCCGCCTTGTGGGCCTCGATCATGAGGTTCACGGCCTTGACGCTGTGTCCCGTGCGAAAAGCCACCTCGTGCACGGGCAGGCCGCGATGGCCTGCGTGCATCGCGTAGACCCGGGCCGCCTCCGCGGCCTGGACGTCATCGGCACTGCGCTGCCGGCGCTGGCTGAGCCTGCGCCGCTCCAGGTACCGCTCGTACTGGTCCGTCCCGCCCCAGACCCCGAACTCCTCACCCTTGCGATCCAGCGCACAGCGCTGCATGAAGGGGCAGTCCAGGCAGATCTCCTTGGCCTCGTCCCAGGCCGCCTGCGCCGCCTTGGAGGGCGGCATGTCGTACCTGGCGGCCGGGAAGAAGAACGTCTTCTCCAGCTGCTCCTCGGAGAGCGTGGTGCACAGGGCGGTCGTACCGCCGTAGAGCGGGATCACGGCTTGTCCGGGTCGATGAGATCGGCGGCGGCGGCCATGCCGCGCAGATGCTCGCTGAACGCGAGCGAGAATCCGCCTTGGTAGCGGATCTCTGTCGCCGCCTCGTGGCGGGCGTCCCTCCGGGCAGTCTTCAGCTGCTCGCGCAGCTTGCCGACGGAGTCGCCGGTCTTGTTGACCCCCGCCTGGAAGCCGCGCTGCTCGGCGGCGCGGATGGCCGCCCAGACGGGCGGCAGGATCGCGTCTCGCGCCGTGACTCGCGCGGCGATGTTCAGCCCGCTCCCGCTCAGGGCGCGCGCGAGCCCCTTCTCCAGCTCCGCCTTCCAGGCGGGCTCTTGCTTGCTCATGAGCCCGCCTCGCGCTCGCTGAGCAGCGATGCGAACGGCGCGTCAAGCGCCTTGGCGAGCCACATGAGGTGGTCCACCGTCATCGCGCGGGGGACCTTCGTGCAGTTCCACTCGAACTGGTGGATCGACCGCTCGCTCATCCGGTGGCCGTCGGCCTTGATGATGCCCGCCAGCGCGGCGGCGGAGATCCCGCGCTCCAGGCGCAGGCGCCGCATGTTCTCGGCGAGAACGCGCGAGAAGTGAAGATCCTCAACGGGTCGGGGGTTCATGTCCCTCCTTCGGGCATGGATGCGAGTTCGGCCAGGCGTAGCTGATACCAACGCAGCGCCCAGTCCGGACAGTTCGCACACTTCTTGTGGGTATGGCCGGGGAGCGCGCCCTTCTTCGAGCGGCGCGCGTCCAACGACCAGGCCAGAGAATCCGCAGACACTAGACCTGCGGCGTAAGAAGCCAGGCCCAAGGTCTTGACCCCGAACCCGTGCAGGCGCAGCCCCTTGGCTGCGAAGTGATTGACGATCTCCTCGATCTCGTCCGTAGCCTGCCTTCGGCAGACGCTGCCGAGGCCGACGATCGGTTGCGCACCCAGATCCACGCCGGCTGCGGCGTACATAGCTGCGCACTCTTCGTAGTGGCGCAGCTCCCACCCCTGTAGGACAGGAATGATCGGCAGGTCAGGAGCCAGGGAGCACAGCTCCAGGTAGTTCTCGACCGTGAAGCGCTGGTGAATCCGCACGGCCGTATCCAGGTCCTGCTCCGGGTCGCCGGGTGCGAGACCGCGGGCGGCCCGAGTGCCGTGGAAGAAGTCTCGGTGTGAAGTCTTCAGGTGCTGGTTCTTGCCGAAGATCACCCAGGGCTCACACATCCAGTCCTGGGGAGCTATCCAGATCACCCGATCTGGTCCAAGCTCGTCGCGCCAGCGGCGCACCTTGGCCAGATAGTCAGCAGGAGGCACGGTCCAGCGACCGTGCTTCTTCAGGTGAGTGAAGCCGCCGCTGTCGAAGCAGCAGTCGCGCCGCGCACGTGGGAATGGGGATACCCGCTGGTCAAGGCGATTGTACGAGATGAAGTACGTGACGCCATCGAACCGCGGATCGGGATCGTAGAGCCAGTTCTTCATGTGCGTCCCCAGGAGGAACTGCGTCACGCCACCGCGCCCCGTCGGCGCGTCGCTGCGATCAGGAGTACGGCAAGTGCCGTCATCCAAGCCTTGCCCAGCAGCTGCCCCGGCAGGTATGCCAGAGAGTGGAACGCCAGCCAGAGAAACAGCAGGCTGTCGGCGACCAGTCCGACCGCGTTGGAGCCGGCGAGGGCCAGGGTGAGGTTGCGTTCCCGGAGCTTTTCGTAGACGACGAAGTCGAGGGTCTCGGACAGGGCGAAGGCCGCGGCGGAGGCGGTGGCGAACTTGGCGTCTGCCAGCTGGTAGGACAGGCCGATCCCGAGGGCCACGGCGGCGATGACGATGCCGCGGCCGGCGAGTTCGCGGGCCCAGTCGCGCAGGACGAGGGCGATGCCGACCATGTACACGCCGGCGGGTGCGGTCAGGTGCGGGGCGATCCAGGCGTGCTGATGGTGCTGGACGAGCCAGTTCGCGGTGGGAATCGTCGCCAGATACGCAGCCGTCGTGGCCACGGCGAAGCCGAGGCGGCTTCGAGTCATCTTTCCTCCTTCGGGCATGCAAAAAGGCCCGCCTGGTGGGGCGGGCCTTGGTGTCAGTGGTGCGTGCTATGCACGCCAGACTGGATCGATCAGATCCGGGTCGAACTTCCTCTTGCCCCGGCCGGCGGGGTGGATCACCACCGCCTCCAGGGACTTCAGGACCAGCGCCCGCTGGCGGTCCAGCGGCAGTGCGTCGAACTCCTCCAGGCTGCCCACCGTGATCACGGTGGACTGCGCCTGCTCGGCCATGTGCGCACGGCGCTCCCGAAGGAGCGCGTCCCTACGGCGTTCCAGGTCGGGCATCAGCCCGAGCATCACGGACATGGACACGGACCGGGCCTTCACGGCCTCGGTCAGCTCGTTGATGTCCGCCATGACCTCGCCCAGACCGGCCTCGCCGGCCCACGGCGTGGCCTCGGCCTGCGCCTTGACCTGCTGCCTGGCCTGGTCCTCCAGGACCAGCCGGATCACCAGCTGGTCAATGGGAGCCGCCACGCGGCTCACGCCTCCGCATCCCTTGCGGGACGCCCCGGAGTCGCACGCGTAGATGGCCCGGCGGCTCTCGCCGCGACCCTTGACGAACTGCCCCCGCATGGGAAGCGTGCACTTCCCGCACCGGGCGATGCCCGAGAGCAGGTACGTCAGCCCAGAGGGCTGCCACGTGGCCTGACGGGCGTCCAGGACGCCCCGCACGGCCTCCAGCTGCTCGGGGGAGCACACGGGCTCCCAGGCGCCCCTGACGGGCGCTCCGTCCTCGCTCGTCAGGATCTCGCCCCGGTACTCCTTGAACCCGGCCAGCGCCGGGTTCGTCAGGATGCGGCGCACTGTGGAGTGCGCCAGGCCCTGGGCCGCCTTGTCCTTGCCGTGCCGCTGACCCTTCGGGTCACGCGGGACGATGTCCCGCTGCGCCCAGTCGTCGCGGATGCGGACCAGCTTGTCCCCGGCCAGCAGGCGCTCGTGCGCCTTCAGGATCTCCGTCCTGCCGACAGGGTCGGCGGTCCTGCCGTCGGCCTGCCAGCCGAACGGCACGCGGCCGGCGTGCACCAGCGCGCCCTCGTGGGCGAGCTGGAGCTGCTTGCGCTGAACGCGACGTCCGGTGTCGGAGGACGCCTTGTTGGCGAAGGCGACCATGACCCTGGCCATGGTGCGGCCGTCGGCCGTCGAGAGGTTGATGTCTCCCTGAAGGCTGGCGAAGATCAGGCCCGGGGTCTCCTCGTACAGGTCGATGACCCGCTCGAGGTCCCGGGGCTGGCGTGCCAGCCGGTCCAGGTCGTAGACGACGATCCCGCGGATCTGCCCGGCCTTCAGGTCGGCCAGCATCCGCTCGAAGTCCTCGCGGACGACGCCGCGCTTGTACGCGCTCACGTCGTTGTCCTCGTAGAGGGCCGGCTCCCAACGCCGCACCGCCGCCAGGGCGGTGCAGTCCTCGCGCTGGCGCGCCACGCCCTTGGCCTCACCGGCCGAGTCATCGGAAATGCGCAGGTAGACACCCACGGGCACAGCCACATCGTCCCCCTCGTGATGCGAGGGGGAAAGAGTATCAGCGATATGCCTGCTTGTTCTTTGACGCAACTCCATGAGTGTTTAAGCTACGCGGTCGCCGGCCGGCTCCGCAATGGGTTCGCGCCGACCGGCGCGGTAGATGTCCAGGACCTCGCGGTACCACTGCTCCGAGCGCTCCGGCGCTCGGGCCAGGTGCTTGCGGAGCCAGTCCCGGGCTTCATCCGGGGTGGGTATCGAGCTGTTCGGGGTCGCCGGCCTTGCGGCGTTGTCGTTCTCGTTCACCTGCGTCCTTCCAGCGGCTCGCTGTGCCGGAGGTGACATCGAAGACCTGGGCCAGGTCTCGCGTCGTCATCCC